TTACGGTGTTTCAGGCCAGACCGGTTTTGAAGGATCAACACGGCTTAGTTCAACCGAATAGAATTCCCATAATTCCAATTTAGCCACCTCATCACTTGTAGCTATGCCATGCTTCACAGCCCTCTCAAGCGGCAAAATCACGCGTTCTGCATCTGACATCAACCGCGCTTTCTCGGCTTCAGCCTGTGCAACGACTAATTCTCGATCCTCTTCAGGCTGGACATAATCAGCAATAACCCCAGCCTGCTCGGTAATGCACCAGTCAAAAATAAAACGGCCATTATCATCTGAATCGTCTACTAACGCCGTGTATGGTACCGAGAAATTCATTTCTTTGAACTTCACCATACAGTCAATCGCGGTTTTCTCCGCATTAGCCCACACAGGAGCGCTGATTTCCTGAATTTCCATGCTGACTCCCGTCTATGCAATTCGCTGGAAAAGACCGGCGTATAATGTCCATGAACCAGTCAAACCTTCAGTTGATATGAGGCTACAAGCTCGCCATGTTCCGGGTAATGTATAAGGTCCCAGCGTTTCTCTGCCGCTAAGCCCTTTGATTACAAACGATGCCCTGCGTTCAGAATCGACGACAATGGCGCACGACTTAAGGCTACTTCCTGAGTAGTTTGTGCCGGGAACGGCGATTGTGGAACCCGACAGGGTTAAGTGCGCCAATGCAAATGCCCCAACCGCATTCAGAGCTCCCGCTGGCGCTCCCGCTGGTCCCTGCGCACCTGTTGCTCCCGTTGCACCTTTGTCTCCTTTGTCTCCTTTGTCTCCTTTTGCACCGGTTGCACCCACCGGTCCCTGTGGACCGATGTCGCCTTTATCTCCCTTGTCACCCTTCGCACCGGTTGCACCCACCGGTCCCTGTGGACCGATGTCGCCTTTATCTCCCTTGTCACCCTTCGCACCGGTTGCACCCACCGGTCCCTGTGGACCGATGCCGCTGCGGCTTTTGCACTGGCACTGGCGAAACGTGCAGACTGCTCAGACTGCGTTGTGTTCATGCTGACGTCTGCGGCCAGCCGGCTGACCTCATCAACCATGGCCTCAAACCGTTTCAGCGCTTCAGGCCGGACATCGTTTTCTGTCACGGTGCCAAGGAAATCATTCAGGGTGCCGGCGACTGAGTCTTCCCACACTTCGATGTCACCGGCAGACGACGGCGGATAAGGCAGCAATTTCACAGTTCATTAAACGCTGGATGGAAAATCCTCGTAAGCGTGAAGAAATGCTGCCGGAAAATACCGCATTGGATAATGATGGTGTCAACAATGACAGTAACAAAGTAGCACCACAGCGCGGATATAAGCATTCTTATGCCACACTGGATCAGGAGATTGCCCTCGCCCTTCTCCCGATTAATTTCACAGAAACAGTATCAGTTCGTGCGCTACGAGCTGCTGAACACATCATTGAAGAAGACCGAGAAGATTTCAAACGCTGGTCAGCGGCACTACGTACGACAGAGCAGATCCTGAAGTATGACCGCCCTAGTGTTTTTGGCGTTATTCAGAATGCACCTGCTAAAGATACATACCATTTCCCTGAGTCACTGCGGCGCCATATTGATTCCTGGCTGGCTGAAAATGGTCAGTTCGAGTGTGCTGGTACTGATGCGGAGAGAACCGGCAAACTGCTTGCGGCAGAGCGCGGCGAGTACGTCGAAGGTATCAGCGATCCTAACGATCCTAAATGGGTTAAAACAGATTCCCAACCTCAGGTATCAAACCTCGGCAATGGAATGTTCTCTGTTGATAATCTGATGCCTGAAACCGCCTCAATTGAAGGTGAAAAAACGGAAGTGACCGCACAAGGAACTGTTACAGAAGACCAGGCAACGCAGGCCCGTGAAACGTTGAATAGCATGGGTTACGGAGTTTATGCAACGAACCATGACGAAACTGACCAGCAGGAAGAAAAGCTGAGCGATAAAGTAAAAACTCTCGTTCAGGATGCGGATCAACTAGTCGAGCGCGTTAAACGTGAAGAGCAGCTCCCGCAGGCATCTGAACTGGTTCAGAGCATCAACCAAATGCAGTCTACTGAACGCGACAACCTGGAATTGTGGAAAGAGGTCTTCAAAACAGATGAGCGTTTTACTACTGCGCTCTCTGTGAATGGCGGCGGAACCTCAATTAATGGCACCTACATGACCATGATCGCTACCCGCGAATTCGGTCCGAAAGGTATCGGCTGGGGTGTCGATATTCTGGAAGAACGCTTTGACGATGGCGCACCAATTACTCGCACAGTCAAAGGCACCGACGGTAACAACACGTGGGAACTTATCCCCAACGGGGTCGGCGGCGTCCTGACAGAGAAACATCACGTTATCAAAATCAGACTTTGGTACACCCGCAATGGTGTACGCGGTGAGGAGATTTCTTTCGGGTGTACCCCATATATTTACGGCAGCAAATACGGCCCTATTTGCGATGGTGAAGCGACAAAAAAATCACTGACTGACGCAACCAAAAAAGCGCTGTCTGCGCTTGGTTTCTGCGCTGATATTTTCATGGGCCTGTACGATAACCCGGAATATCGCCAGAAAAACAAAGCAGAATTCGCGCTCAAAAACGCCAGCGAAAACGCCGAGGATGCCGCCCGCGTACGTCAGGAACTGGACGACAAACTGACCCGAGTCGCTAACACCATTGCATCTGCTGTATCAGAGCACGAGATCAACAAGGTCTATTCTTCGATTGCTCGCGAAGCGGAGGTTCATCGCAAGGATGCAGAGGCGAAAGGTGACACACAGCATGCCCGTTACTTAGGTGGGCGTCTGCGTCGCCTGACAACTATCAAAGATGGACGTATCGCCGAACTGAAAAAAGTACAGGAGAAAGCATAATGACTACTGCTATCGCGTTAGCTGCCGACTATACCAACCTTCTGCAATTGCTGGAAAGCTCTGATGAACTGACTCCAGAAATGATCGCCGATACTCTGGAAGGCATTGAAGGAGAACTGGCGGATAAGCTGGATGCCATCATGGTAATAGCCCGCAATAATCTCGGACATGCCAAAACCTGTGATGAGGAAATGAAGCGCCTGGCAGAGCGCAAAAAGTCTTTCGAAAATAAAGATAAAACGCTCAGGAAATATATTCTGTCGTGCCTTATGGCCGCGAATCTGGATAAGCTCAAGACACCTAAATACACTTTCACTGCCCGTAAAGGAAGCATCAGCGTTGTGATCGATAACGAAAAGCTATTGCCTGATGATCTGGTAACTGTTCAGACGATTATCGCCCCGGACAAAAAAGCCATCAAAGAGGCAATCGAGGCTGCGGAAGCTGCCGCAGCTCAAATCACCGCTGATGGCGGTGAAGTACCTGCCGAACTGTTAAACCCGGTACCGGGCGCCCATCTTGAGATCGGCGAACGTTCATTGCAGGTGCGCTGATATGCTGAAACTATCCCTCAAACGTGGCGATGCGGTACATGTCGTTTTCCCTGACGGTAGTAACGGCATTATTGAAGCCCGCAGCCGTTGTGAACTAGGTATGCATCTGCCGAAAAACGTGAAGGTTACGCGTGAAAAAGGCGCATTCCTCCCTGCAAACCTGATTAAGCGTAATCAGAAATAAAACCCCGCTACCGCTAGCATTGCGGCCTCACTATTCACAGGAGGTCGCAATGCTGCGATGGCAACCCGGAGCTACTCTGCTCACAGATTTCGATATAAAGATTGGCCGGTTATCGGCAAGCGTACGAAAGAAGACACTGACCCAGTCCGACATCGAACGCGCCTGCAGTGATGCTGACGACGCTGTGTACCGGATGATGAGGAAAGACCAACATGACCAGAGAAAACGATCTGCTAACAGACGCTGAACTGATTGAGTTTACCGGCTATCAGAAACCATCCAAACAACGGGAAATACTGGACCGTGGCGGCGTTTCGTACATTCCCGACCGGGAAGGGCGCCCGATGGTTACCTGGACACATATCAATGCTGTACTGAACGGACAGATCACCGTGCAGACCAGTACAGAAGAGAAACCCGATTTTGGAGCTATTTAAATGGGGCGCAGAAGAAAGGATCCGGGTGATAACAAGCTCCCCCCGCGCGTATCAAAAACCAGAACGCGTTACTACTACAAACCCACCTCGCGGGAAACCGTGACGCTTGGGCCAATCACCCTCACCATGTCAGCGTTATGGAAACGGTATGAGGAAGAGCGACGAAATTATTCAGATGTGATGACGTTCGAAAAGCTCTGGAAGATGTTTCTTAAAAGCGCCTACTACACCGAGCTTGCAATACGAACCCAGCGGGATTACCTGCAACATCAGAAAAAACTACTTGCCGTATTCGGTAAAGTTAAAGCTGACTTAATCAAACCGGAGACGTTCGTCAGTTTATGGATCGTCGTGGCCTGCAAAGTAAAAATCAGGCCAATCAGGAAATGAGCAGTATGTCGCGTGTTTACCGTTGGGGATATGAGCGTGGTTACGTTAAGGGAAATCCGTGCACCGGCGTCAGTAAATTTTCTCTCAAGGCTCGCGAGCAATACATCACCGACGAAGACTACCTGGCGATTTATAAACATGCAGATCACGTCGTCAGGGCAGCAATGGAAATATCGTACCTGTGCGCAGCCCGGCAAGCTGATGTACTCGCTCTGCGCTGGATGCAGATATCTGACAAGGGGATTTTTATCCAGCAGGGTAAGACAGGGAAAAAGCAAATTAAGGTGTGGACGCCCCGCCTTCGGCAAGCTCTGGAAACGGCACAGACAGAATGCCCGAGGCTCTCACCTGACGCACTGGTCATCTATAACAACGATCGTGGTCAGTTCATCCGCAAGACATTCAATAATCGCTGGCTAAAGGCCGTACGTGCCGCACAAAGCGAACTGGGCCGGCAACTGGATTACACGTTTCACGATATCAAGGCAAAAGCCATTTCTGATTTTGAGGGGAGTAGCAGGGATAAGCAGATTTTTAGCGGTCACAAAACAGAAAGTCAGGTGCTTATCTACGACAGAAAGGTGCAAATCAGCCCGACGCTGGATCGTCCGGTTATTGGGGAAAAGTGA